AGTCCTTTGTGCTGAAAATTTCCCTTAACATAGCGATTAATGGGGGGGTATATATATAAAAAAATATTTTTATTTTCTTTTCTTTTACCAATTACTTTATTGCTTAGCTCATAGTTTAATAGCAAGCCACACCAATAGCCATAGCAATACGAACACTGGGTTAATAGCCAACAGCAATAACAATAATGCTATACGAGGACTAATGAACAACATAATAATAAATAATAATAATATAATCATTTGCCTCTCCCTTTATATATAGCAGTAGTAGGAATCGAACCCACGTTTACCATTAGTCTATACTGCTAACTATGACTACCTCATATTGTTATTCCTAACTATCAGTAGCAGGCATCTTATTAGATACTATATTGTTATAGAGCAGATAGGAATCGAACCTATACGATACGTTGTCGTAACCATATACTCTACTAGCTGTCACTTATTTTTACGGCTCATGACTAATTTAATATCCTAAGTCTTCTGGATAACTAACATAAGTAGTTATAATAAATAGTAGCTACACCCGTAAGGTATCTATCATACTCTTATGCTTATATAGTTGTGCCAAGGTACTGCGCAATAGCTTAGCACTTCTTCTATGGACTATACACCACTCATCAGGATAGCTGGACTCGAACCAACACCACATGTTCCCAAAACACGCATGCTACCATTGACACCATATCCTGTTACCATATGCCATAAGAACTATAACTTATAACATATAATAAAATAAAGGAGAACACGAACAGCAGGAATCGAACCCACGTTTACAGGTTTGGAATCTGTAGCATTACCACTATACTATGCTCGCAATATGCAAAGGGCTGTTAGTTTATAGTGCTCATTTAACTAAGACATTCCCGTTACCTTGCACCCTCTGCTTGGCTGTCAACTCTATAACATTTAAGTACCGTCAATCAGTACACCTATTATTTTAATTCAATATGTTTAATATTCCAGCTACTACTAAGAAGATAGATGTAAACACACTCAATGCAATAGCTAGATAGTCATGGCGATAGTACCACTCTTTAAAGTTGGTAACTGAACCCACACCATATAAAATGCCAAGAATAACCAAGGCAATATTAATTACAATCATTTACTTATCCTGACTTTCTACATAGAGTAAGATACAAAAGGCGTCAGCTTGGTCATCATTGATATCATCATCAGGTACTATGTTATAGCTCTTGAGTATCTCAATGCTTTGTACTTTTCGCATTGCACTTTTACCTTTAATGAGATGATAACCGCACCATTTAGAATTTGGTATATCAACATAGCCAATATTATGACGGTTACGCATGACTCCTAAGAATGAACCGTTAGCTCTAATCAATGAGATGTTTCCCTTAGACTTGAATGTGATGATAGGCTCTTCAATATAAATAAAGTAGTCAAACAAGTTGTAATGCTCAATGATTTCTGTTATGCCGTCAGCAATTAGTTTTGCACGTTCCAAAGGGTCTTTACTTTTACCACCTGCAATTGAACCGACTACATACTCATTTGTTAAAGGATTGCGAAACGCATAACCAGTATTAGAAGTGCTAAAGTCAATCGCTAAGGCTTTGCTCATAAATCAGAACTCAATTCAATATAAAGTTCTTTGCTTAGTTCGCCGATATCAAATAAGTGTTTAACATAGTGTTCGTACTCAATTGGAGTCAATACTTCTTTTTGTGCTAAAATATGTTCTTTATTCATTTCTTTATTCTCCCTTAAAAATTAAAGCTGTATCAAGATTAATCAAACCACATTCAACAGCGTTAAGTAAGAACTCGTTAAAGTCAACTTTTGACAATGTTTCTTGCTTAAATAGTAGCTGTTCTTCTGTCATTTGCTTTCCTCTCTCAACTTGATATATATATATTATATCAAATGCCTTTTTTCACTTTTTTTTATTGTGCTATTGTAATAATATCTATCTATTGACAAAACAATTATAAAGTGATATACTATAAAGTGAAGGAGAATAAATGAAAGTTGAACAAAAAATATATAAAGGCTGTTATTTAGTATCTAGTGACGGAAAAATAAAAAAGAATCACTAAAAAATGGAATTGTTATAGATAAAAAGCCAACTGTAACAAAACAAAACAATGGATACGTAAGAGTGACCATACATTATAAAAATGAATATTTACATAGAATTGTAGCAAGAGTTTTTTTAGGAGAAATAGACGGTTTTGATGTATACCATATAGACGGTAATAAAGAAAACAATAATGTTGGTAATTTAGAAATAGTTACACACAAAGAAAATGTAAGACGTAGAGACAAAAGACTAGGATGTTCTTTATACGAAAGAACAAAACATACAAGGAATAAAAAAAATAAATATAAATGGAATAATATATTTTTCAAAAGTCAAAAAGAAATGGCAGAACACTTTGGAACAACACAATCAAATATATCTCATCACTTAAGAAATAATAGTAAATTAAAAGGAATAAAAATAGAAAAAATATAATTGCCACCTTAGTGGCTTTTTGTTTCACGCTTGACCGAAATTTGACTAGAAGTGGCAGAAAGTAAGTGCATTGAGTGTCCTGTTTGTAAAGTATGGTATCAGTAAGCACAATTAGCTTATTGTTTGTAAGATTTCTAAAGGAATTCCGGAGTGTTTGATTTAATTTGATATTTTTGTAATGTCATACTTTTTTTTTATGAAAAACATGATATGTTAAAATATAAGTATCTAATAGTTGACAAGATGAAAAAGTTTTGATATTATTAAATAAGTTAATTGAATAGTTAGTTGCTAAATGACTTGTAACTAATGTAAGTAGAGAATTCAACATTGAATAAAGTTGAAAATATCGAAAGTCATTCATAATCTTACGCTTGAGGGTCAGGATAGTTGCTTAAAACCTAGACTCAATTGAAATATGTGATTACTTTACAAATAGCCTAGAGCGTAGCATGAAATAAAAGATTATGAGTTCCATGAGTGTCGTGAACAGAAACACTCCGTGACGCGTAGAAGTCTGACAGAGTTATTTATAGAAAAGTTTTGAAATTAAGTAGTCTTTTCTTTTAACTTGCTGGGATTATACGACACGATAAGGGCTAAGGGCTAGATAAAAAAGTAGCACAGAATAGAATTTAATATTTGACAAATGTAAGATAATTTGATACTATGGTATAAGAAAAGGAGAAAATAGATGAGTTATACAACAAAACATAAACCTTATAAATTAAAAAGTATTAAATGTAGTGGTTGTGGTTGGTCAATATCACATTGCATGGACTTAAAAAAAGAACAACTTAGAATAAAAAGTTTAAAAAAAGAAGTTGTAAAAGAATATATCCATGTAGACAACCCTAAATGTAAACATTGCATTGAATTAGAAAAAGGAGAATAAATGAAAAAATTTTTATTTAATTGGTTTACCGGAGTATTGGTTATTTTAATATTTTGCTTTTTCGTTATTGGAGTTCCAACTTTAATAAGTTTTATAGGGTTACCAGACTGGGTAGTTTTTGCTTATTTATTTATTTTTGGTTCTATTGTTTTAGGACTTACTGGAATGAAAGATTATTAAAATTATCAGTAGTATTTAAGGCTTGACTTTTCAAGTCTTTTTTGTTATTATATACTAAAGGAGAAAGAAATGAAAATTTACTATGTGGCACTAACAACTAATAAAGACATAGTGGCTAAAAATTATAGCGGAAAACGATTATCTCTTTATACAAAAAAACATGAAGCTATTAAGACTTGTGTTTTATTAAATTATCAATGGGAGCTATTTTTCGGAAATGGAGTAAAAGAAGAAAAACCATTCAAAGTTTATTGCGTAGAATCAGAGCCAACGGAGGTAACTAGTGACTAACATATTTAATAAAGTACAGACAGCCAAGCACTTAAAAGAGCGTGAAGACTTAATAAATTTAAAAGATGACTGGCTTATTGATACGTTAATGCCAAGTTCACAAGCTGGAATACTTGTAGCTCCATTTAAGTCATTTAAAAGCTCTCTAGCAATGCACATGGCTTTAATGGTATCGCAAGGGTTACCTTTTTTTGGTTATGATACAAAGCGAAGCAAGACACTATACATAGACAATGAAGATACTGACAGAGAGTTAAACAAAAGGCTTAGAAATAAAGATAATGCACCAGAAGACTTACATTTTTTTGACAGGTGGAGAGTTTATGCTTGATGATTCGCACCACATGAACTTATTATATGAATACATTAAAGAAAATGATATAAAATTCGTGATCTTGGATAATTTAATGACAATGCTAAGAAATGGAGACATTATCTACGGTAAAGACTTTGAACCAATGCTTAGGAGAATTACACGCTTAAAGTTACTTTTCCAAGACGTTACTTTCTTGTTAGTAGCTCATGCAAACAAATCAGCTTATGCAAACTCAATGGACGATAAAGCATATATGGTAAAGCCTAGTGACGCCTTGGGTGGTTCTACTCTAACAGCATGGGCAGAATTTATGTTAATGTTAAGCCCTAAACGTGGCAAGCATAACGACTTCTCTAAGTTATCAGTCAAAGCGCGTGGATATCAGTTTGACAATGATTTAAACTTTTCATACGTTGATTCAGTATTCACTTGCGTCAATAAATCAAAAAAAGAACCAGATAGCGAACTAGTGGAAAAAGTAAAGGCTGAAACTCCAATCGAAACGACGAAAGAATCGGCACAGGCTTTTTTAGACTTAGCTAAAGAGCAAGGAAAGGTAATAGAAAATGATTAATTATGAAAACAAGGCAATTAACTTACACGCTGAAGTGTATGGCTGGCTATATCGTGCATTAGATGAAATGATAAAAGCAGAATGGCATAATGACGAGCTTTTCAAAGTATGGCTTGGTCGTGCTGAATTTCTAGTCAGACAGTCAAAGAAATTACATACAGCTTGCGAAAATGATTATTCTAAGCGTGCATTGATTAGGGCATTGCAATTAAAAGTAGAAATAAATGAAAAAATATCATCTAATGCTTTACAATAGTAAATAATTTTGCTATAATAGTATATATAGAAATAAAGGAGAACAAATGGTTAAATTAACGAAAGAACAAGCTGATTTTCTTAAAAGTTTTAATGATAAAAGCCGAGCATTTTATTATATTTCTAGTTGGGGTTGGGGAAATTTTCTTAAAAAATGGAATAGGAGAAGTTTACGAACGTGGAGTTAAGACACCTTTTACTATTGATGAAAAAGAAAAAATGTTAAATGCCATTATTAATGGTTATGAAGTAATTGAATCTAAGTATAAGTTTTATAACTTTTCTGATAGTAGCGGAGGTACTCCATTATATTATGCAGGTTTAACAAATGAACTAAAGGGAAATAAAAAATTTGCACTTGAAGTTAAAAAAGATAGTGAAGAATATAAAGCCTTGCTAACTTTAGGTTTCATTGAAGAAGAAATATGATAACATCTTTTAAATCACTAGCTGAAAGGCGATTAATTACTCTCAATTATCATAAAAAGGGTAGTCAGCAGTACATAAACAGCTTAAATTACTTTGAATATGCTAGAATATACTTCGAGAAAAATGGCTTTCCAGAAGATAACAGACGAGTTTATCAAAGTGGCAAGCGAAAAGGTCAAAAGGTTGGCTGGTCTGATAAAGAGGAAAAACAGCAAAAAGAAGATATTAGAGAGTTCATTTATGAAAAGCAATTACAAAAGTTTAAAAGCCAGAGAAAAAGCAAGTAAACATTATGCCAGAGGCGTCAGAAAGCTGTCTAAAGAGCTCGAAGAAATGAACGAGACAAAGTATAGGGCAGGGCCTGACGAGTGCCTGTATGGCTTAATAAATGACTTGTGGAACTACTGGAACGACGGATATATTTTACCAATGCTTAAGTATAATATTGAAATTACAAGACAAGGCGATGTATTCATTATAGAAAGAGGAGGAAATGGAAACAATTAATATTAAATTTGATGAAGAACAGCTAGAAGATATCGTTAAAAAAGTTACTGAAGAACTGAAAAAAAGAAAAAAGCTAACTTTTATGAGCTTTCAGATACAAAGCAGGAAGAGAAAAAGAAAAAGTGCTGGTGATTATAAATGGAGGAAAAAATGAGCGTATTTGAAACCTTAAGCGTCATTAATGTAAATGATAAAAAGAGTAAAAAGAATAACCTTGATTATCTTAGTTGGGCATTTGCATGGTCTGAGGTAAAAAAAGTTTATCCTGAAGCTAATAGTAAAGTTTATGAAAATGAGCTTGGGTTAAATTATCACACAGACGGTAGGACGGCTTGGGTTAAAGTTGGTATGACTATTGAGGGCTTAGAGCATATTGAGTATTTGCCTGTAATGGACTATCGAAACCAATCTATCCCAGTTGAAAAACTGACTTCCATGGACGTAAATAAAGCTATTCAGCGTGGACTAGTTAAGGCAATCGCTCGTCATGGTTTAGGGCTATACATTTACGCAAATGAAGATTTGCCCGACTTGACAGAAGAACAGAAAGAGCTTGAAGCAGAAAAACAACGACTTAGAGAGATCCAGCCACTTATCAAACGAGCTGAACAACTAGGATACCAAAATATTGACAACTTGAAAAATAAGACTAAAAAAGAAATTACCGACATCATGACGATTTGGTTAGCACAGCAAGAAGCAGAAAAAGGGGAATAATTAAATGGCAATCATCACAGTAACAGCACAAGCGAACGAAAAAAATACACGTACAGTAAGCACAGCAAAAGGCGATAAGAAAATTATTTCAGTACCATTATTTGAAAAAGAAAAAGGTTCTAATGTAAAAGTTGCGTACGGTTCGGCTTTCTTGCCTGACTTCATTCAATTAGGGGACATAGTAACGATCAGTGGTCGTGTACAAGCTAAAGAATCAGGCGAGTACGTAAATTATAACTTTGTTTTCCCTGCTGTTGAAAAAGTGTTTATCCCTAATGATAATAGCAAGCAATCACAAGCTAAGCAAGACTTATTTGGTGGTTCTGAACCGATTGAAGTTCATGAATTAGGACTTCCTTTCTAGAAAGTCGGTTATATGTACACAGCAGAAGAGAGAGATCAAATTATCGACATCGTGGATAAAATGAGCTTACTAAGACAAGACTTTGACGGAGCTTTCACTTGGATCAAGGAAAACGTATCAATGCCTTTTGACTTTGACGAAGAACAGCAATTTATGTCAGACTTGAAACAGTTAGTGAAAATTAACGCTTTGAAGTTTGGTAAAATATATGAGGGAGTATTAAATTGAAAAGAAAATTAAAAATTTATACAAGTTATGGGAAACAAGATAATGAAATTTTAAGTGATGAAGAAATGTTCAACAGCCAAAAAGAACTAGATTGTTATCTTGATGAAGCGTACAATACCGAAGAATTAGTCGGAAAGTTCGATTTCAACGACACAAAAACACAAAGTGAATATATTTATAGTGACGGTGGAGATTGGGACGACCAAACTGGTTTCACTTATGAGTTAGTTAGTTATGAAAGTGAATTAAATGAAATTAATAAAGAAATTGAAAAATTAAAAGCTAAAACTGAAAATTTAATGAAAGAATATAATTAAATAATAAAGGGGAAATTAATTGACAACATTAAGAGAATTACACAAAAAACTTAAAATTAAACAAACGCTTGACAACTACGTACGCAATACAAATAAAAAATACAAGCATAACTTTGTTCCTGATGAAATTCTTAGCGAGGGAATGGCTAAACTGATTGAACTTAATACACAAGGTAAACTTGGACGACATGCACAGCAGATTGCTTATATCAACCATAACTTGAGCTTACAGCGACAAAAGGAGCAACTGGAACAAGCTAACGAACGACTTGCTAAACGTGCTGAGAAAGCCCAAAAATTGCTTGACACGGAACTTCTGAAAGATAGCTACATCGAAACACTTGAAATGTTTAGTAAATTCAATGCAAAAAATAATGCTATTCATGATCTTCTTGATCTTATTGGTGACAGTTATCAAGTTGAACATACAAAAGTTTTTGATTTCATGGAAAAGAATGGAGTTAAGCAAGCTAAATGGTTGCTACCTGAAGGAGTTGACGCTTGGTTCAAAGAGCGAATCATCTGGTTCAAGAATAAATTGAAAGAAAAATAATTAACAATAAAAACTTTTTGCTTGACGGCTTAGAGTTTTTTTGGTATACTTAGTACATCGAGTTAAGGAAAGAGGAAAAATGATGAAATTTTATAATAAATGTGTATGTTGTGGAAAACAAATAGAAGTATTTCCAGAAGAATATGACTGCTTGGAAGACTTAGACGAGCCCATGGTTTGTTCAGAAGAATGTAATGAAGAAATGGAAGCTAAACAATGGAACTGATTATTTGGTTCAAGAATAAATTGAAAGAAAAATAATATCATATAAGACTTTAGGCTTTACAGCTTAGAGTTTTTTTATTATAATCAATATATAAAGTTAAGAAAGAGAGTTACAACAATGGAATTAAAACAATGCGTAACCTGTGGGGCTTCAAGTTTCACTAATGGTAAATGTGATTATTGTAGAAATCAGTACGAAGTAGATGAAGATAAAATATTTTACGGTAATTTAAAAGAAGATGATTCATCATTAGATGAGGATATAATCTTTCAAGAAACTAAAACAGGTAAATTAATACTTAAAATCATGATCTATATTTTAGTATCTATTATTTGGTTTGCAGTAACTGTATTTGTTCCACCGCTATTTATAATAACAATTATTTTATTAGTGGTCTATGGCACTTATCGCTTGATTAATAAAAAGAAATAGCTTATAATAAGGTATAGAATAAACTAGAAAGGTAACAATGAAAAGAAAATACTTTAACGACAAAAAATATTGCCATTGCTTCGATATTCCAACGAGTGACGGTTTAGGAGTTTGCAAAGGTTGTAGAGGATACATGAACGTCTGTTATAGTTGCGATCGCTGTTTGCACTGTTGGTATACATCACAGGTTGAACTGTTTACCGAATATGATGAACCTGAATTACTGGAACTTATAGAAAAATGGAATAAATTATATCAAATTAGAAAGACAAGGAATCTTAATGCTTAAGTTAGATGAGAAGAAAATTAGAAAAGGCAAACCAATCGGACTACCGTATCAAGGAAGCAAGAAAAAAATAAGCAAGAAGATTGTTGAAATTATCAAACAGAACTTTGGCACAGACAAGCCGATATACGACATATTCGGAGGAGGTGGAGCAATTACAGCCGAATGTGTTTTAAATGGTTTAGAAGTCCATTATAACGACTTAGACAAGGATATAACCAACGCATTTGAACGAGTTATCTCTAAAGACCGTGAGTGGATTAAAACCCTTATTATTTCACGTACAGAGTTTACCGAGATTAAGGCTAAAGAGAACAAGACAACAGACGACTTTTTGAAGTTGCTGATCAACTCTTTCGGTAATAATAAGAGATCTTATTTATATTCTAAAGAAAAATCAGATTTAAAATATAATCTAGCTAAAGAAATAATCGAAAAGCATGACGTTTTTAGCGGTTATAAACAAACCGAAACATATAAGAAAGTTACTTCTGGACTGGACTGGAATTGGTTTAACGCTAAGCCAGAAAAGCATAAAACTTTAGAACAACTTCAACAACTTGAACAACTTGAACAACTTCAACGACTTCAACAACTTCAACAACTTGACGAAGTAAAAGCAACGAATAAAAGTTATCACGATTTTGGCGAAGTTTCTGGAGCTATTCTATATCTTGACCCTCCTTATGAAGGAAGGCACCAAAAAGGTTATATCAATTCATTCGATAGTCAAGAGTTTTATGACTGGGCATTTGAAATAGCTAAAACCAATATCGTGATAATTTCAAGTTATTCGATTTCAGATGAACGCTTTGAAGCTGTATATTCTTTTGATAAAGCACGTAGCACTTTGGGAAGTGGAATAAGAAATGATGAATGTGAGAAATTATTTATGGTTAAAAACAGTTAATGTTTGACAAAGTAAAAGCAATTTGATAGAATAAAGTTATAAATAGAGGAGAACACGAAAAATGAATTTATATGATGAAACAGTAGAAATTTTATCATCCCATGATAAAACAATTGCCGATATTGAATATATTGGTAGTACAAGGACAAAAATTAATACAAATAAAGCACTCGAATTGATGAAAAAAACGAATTATGATAGTGGTTTTGGCGGTCAAGAAATAGCATGTAACCTAATGATTAAAGGGAAAGATTTCATCATGAAACGAGGGGAATATGATGGCTCTGAATGGTGGAATTATATACAAACAGACCCGTCTTTGCCGCAAGTAGAGAGAGAAGTTAAAAGTTTTAAAACAGACATGGGTTGGGACGCTTTAGAAGAAATTAATGATTTGGAGGGCGGAGAGTGACAACCGAAGAAATAGTACAAAACTATCAAGTGAAATTGTTAAAGATTATATTTAAAGAAATTGATAGCCTGATGAAGAAAAAAAGAAAAGGCTGATATCAACGCGCAAAAACTTGCTGAAAATGGGTACTCTGTGAGAACGTCAGCACATTGGAAGTCATTAGGGAATGCAGAATTTTACATTAAAGAGATGTATAAAAAGTTTGACGCTTTAGCTGAAATTGATAGACTATTCCATTGGTCAAGTCGTTTACATCAAGAACAATTGCAATTTGTCAGCAAATATCCTAAAGTAATGGAAAAATATAGACAGGCGAACTAAGGTGAACAAAATGAAAGATACAGTAAAAACTTTAATGATAGTTGCAGGTGTCGGCTTTACACTTATCGCTATCACTTGGATAGGCATGCTTGCAACGTTGCTTATTACATGGATTGGAGGTAACATCTAATGGACTTTAAAAATAATCGGCACTATGCCAACGAATACGGTGTAGAACTTAACGAATACTTGAAACATAATTTTAACTACGAAGAGCTTGCAGGTTGGTATACAATGCAGGTATTGAAGTATCTAGTAAGAGCTGGCAAGAAAGAGGGTGAAAGCTACGATAAGGACCACAACAAGGCCTTAGACTATGCAGGAGAACTTGCTAACTTAAGTAACGAGAATGAGCTTACAGAGTACACTACTGACGATATTATGGGCTTTATACAAGAACTAGCTGATGATTTTGAACGCTGGGAAGGAATAAAATAATTAAAAAGAGTTAATGTTTGACAGCATTGGCTTTTTTTGATATCATAGTATTATAGAAATGAAGGAGAACGAAACAATGATAGTATTAACAACTAGAAAACAACAAATCGTAGAAGAATATGGAATCAACACAACTTTCACAGAGGAACAAATGAAAGATAAAGAGTTTAGAAGAAAATGGACAATGTACTTGTTGAGTATTCAATATGATGTAAGTGGTGCTGAAATTCCCGAAGAAGTATTACAAGAAGAAGCGGATCTAATTTTTGGTTAAAAGAATAAAGTTAATGCTTTACAGCATTGGCTTTTTTTGATACAATTAGTTGTATAGAAATTAAGGAGATACAAATGGAAAAATACAATGTTAAATTGATGAACAACAAAAAAGGATATTTAAATTCTTTTAAAAATGAGTTAGGGGAAAAGTTCCTCTTCCTAGGGTTTAAAGAAGAAAGAAATAACTTTAAATCAGAGTTCACAAAAGAAGAGATAAAAGCGATTGATGAAAGATACTTGGAATTTATTGAAGAGGTCTAAGTTAATTCTTGACAAATATAAAGTAATTTGATAATATTGTTTTGTAGAAAGGAGGTTAAACAGTGGCAATGCAAAAAGCTATAAAGGTTGTAGCTTATAACCCTACAACGGAAGAAGAGCTACACTTTAGTTGTAAGGCTCAATGTGCTAAGTATTTCGGACTTAAAGCTAATACAGTCATTAGGTGGCTTGACAACGGTATGCCTGTAATTGAACTGCTGACAGACCTAGATAGAAACCAAGTGGAAATTGAAAAGCAAAGTAAGCTAAATGGCTTTGAATTATTTACGATAAATGAATGGAGTGTTTTTGATAATTAATTACGAAGACATGAAAATAGAAAGTTTTGGTGAAAAAATAAATGAAATTATTTAACAGAAAACCTAAGGACAAAATTAAAGTAGCAACAGCATTTACATTAAAAGGATTAACAAAACAAGTAATTCAATTAGAACAAAAAGGGTTTATTAAACAAGGAGAAATCCAAAGTGCTATGTTTGACGGAACGATTATGGCTTATAAGCAAGCAATGATTAAGAAAGCTAGTGAATAATATGTGTAAAAAACGCAAATACACAAAAATGGGCGCTTTATATTCAATAGTGAATGCCCAACATAACAAAAAGAAAGCTGATAAGATACCAGTTAGAGCTTATTATTGTAAGTGGTGCAATTTATATCACTTATCAAGTCAACAAAGATTAAACATAAAAACAGGAGTGATTGGATAATGAAAGATGAATTCACATACTACACAGTATCTTGGATATTGGAAAAAGAAATTAAAACACGTAAGTTTTATGACAAAAAAGAGGCTTTAAAATGGAATGAATTGCTTCCAGAAGAACAAAGACATGAAGTTAAAAAGCATACAGAAATAATTGAGGTTATAGCATAATGACAAACGAAGAATTATATGAAAGAATCACTAGCGTACTGAAAGAGCAAGGTATCGGAATGAATCAACTTGAGTTAAAAATTAAATCTGAAACAGGTAAATTTCCTAACCTACATACAACTCAATCACGCTTGAGTTTACCGAATACCGTAGCATTCCCTTATCTTACTATGTTTTTTAATGATGATGAAATGCATGAGCTTACACTTAAAAAGATGAATAATTCAGGAACAGGCGGAGAGGCTATGGACTTACTAGATGAGTTGTTATATAGCTTAAAGCCAAGCAAAGAATATCTGTATGAACAACGATTGAAGCGTAAAATGCAAAGGGAGGCAATGAGATAATACTACACAATTATACAAGTAAAATAAATAGGTCAAAATATCCACAGCAAACAGCTAGAAAGATTGCTAATGACTTGAACAAGAATGACCCTTTTAATAATTATCTAGTGAGCTTTGAGTTAGGATCTAAAAGGTATATTATTGAAAAATTTGAAATTAGAGGTATGAATAGATGAAACGTTTTTACGTAGAGGAAGACGACAATGGCAAAGAGATTAAGCGAAAACTAACAACTTTTGCTAATGATGATTTAACACAGCTTTCAGATGATGAACTAGAAACATTATATTATGAATCATCAGCTCAATTTTTAGCTAAAGCAATGCACTTTATGAAGATTGAGAACGAACTATTTTCAAGAAAGAATGTAACTGTAAGTGATGAAATTCTAATAAATGCTGGCAATAATATTATTGAAGCTATTAATCAGATAAGCAACTGAAGCATAAAAAGGAGAGTAATTATTTTTATATTAACAGATGATACAATAAGAAGTATAACGTTGATTCAATTCGCTCATAAAAGGGCGGATAAGGACTTTAATGATATTGTGGAACAATTATATGAACAAGAGTTTAAAACGCAAGAGAAGGCAAAATATGAGCATATAAGGCAAGCTAAGGAGAAAGCACTTGAAGAACAACGAATTGAAGATGAAAAACGAGCCGAAGCTGACAGAATTGCAAGAGAAAACAGTCAGGAACCTGAACAAGCTAACGTTGAAGCAACGCAAGGAATTAGTAGAGGAGATGAAGCACCAAACGAAGCAATTAATGGAAATATTGGGAATGATTGGTCAAGCGTAAGCCCAGAAATAGCTGCGAATTATATGTCAAGTAAGACAGGAGTAAGCGCTAGTAAATGGCTTGATGTTATTTATAAGGAATCAAGTGGAAACCCTTATGTTGAGAATGAGCTATCATGCTGGGGACTATTACAGATAATGCAAAGCGTACATGGGCAAGTATCTAATTTAAGTCCTCAAGATTATTTAGATAAAGCAGTAAGTATATACCAAGGTTCAGGTGGAACTGCATGGGCTACTTGGTAAAATATAAAATAGATAGCAAATTAAAAATCAAAAAATAGAAAGTAGGATATCTTCATTTACAAAAGAAAACCCCCCACAATTAAGTGAGGGCCTTTTTTAGTTTACTTTTCCATACTCTGCTTCAAATTCCTTTTGATACATAATAGTTTCTGGTAACTTAATAGCTCCAAATTTACCTTGGAAACCACCAAGCATACGTGTTGTTTTAATATGTCGTACTGAAACTCCGTTACATACATACCAATTTTTAGTGTCTTTACAATTAATTAGAAACATTTCAATTTCTCCGCTTTCTGTTGTGTTATTGTTATTGCTTACAGTTTGCCCTGTAAGACGTTTATTTAGTTCTGCAATAAAGTATGAGCGACAACTCTCTACAGTTCCACCATGTACCTCTACGGAACGTCTAGGGCATGAAGTAGATGACAACTCTTGATGTAGCTTCACAGTATCACGATTAGGGGTTAGTCCCCATTGTTTCATATACTTAGCTACGTCATCTAGTACCGCTTGTTCATTCCTCAAGAACTGATTTAAATCGCCCTCTGATTGGCACACTTCCCAACTTGCGTAATTTGCATTACCGTATGAGTTAGCACAATGATATGCCATATTAGAGAAGTCGGAAGCCTGTAAGCGACCGTCAGAAGCAATGTAAACATGAGCAAAGCCCTCTTCTGGATCATGATTAGGTAACCAACTATCATAAAAACTAGTTTTAGCACCGTTTGAACCAGCGTCATTATGAATTACAACCCCAGTAGGATTATAACCACGTACACCAGCGTTAGTTATATTCATTCTTTTTTATCCTCCGTTTGTTCTTCTTCCGCTTCAGGAACACTTACACCATTCTTTTTCATAAGTTTAACCAAACCGTCAAACATAGGGCTAATTTTTGCGATTAAGTAAATAAATTGTCCCACGAAGTACAACAAGCCTACGTTAATCACTGTTTTAGCGATATCAGAAGTTGAGGGTGTTTGTGTAAAGTAAAAGACTGCATATAAAATCCATAGCGCGAAGACTACCGTCAAATCAATCACAAGTCTACGTTTGAAAGGTGGGTTCATCGCTTCTCTATCTTTGACCCACGTAGCGAAAAGAATCGCCAAAATTAAGATAGTTATTAAAATCATTCTAGTTACCATTTTGTTTTGCTTTCTATTTTGTTATTTGATGAAATACATAGCAGTACCACGAATATAACCATTCGCTTGATTCTCGCCCCACCACCTAAATGTACCGTCAGGCTCTAAGTCAATATGGAAAGATTTTTCCGTGTTAGCAAAGTGTCCAACTAATTCTTTTGTCTTATTTGGAATAACTTCGTATGGTGCTTTTACTGCAAAGACTGTCCCAGAATTAATATTAGTCAGTCTTCCTACCCATTTAATTTCTACTATTTCACCTTTTTTTTGCCAACTGAAGGTGATTCCATTGCCTATACTAAGTGACCCAGATTTTGTTTCTATGCTGTTTATGACGACTTTATCTAAATATGTTACGTTATCAGGTGCTTTCTCACTAATGACGCCTAGTCCGTCAGTTGTTCTAATATCAATTAAGACTTTAAGCACCCCTGGACGGTTATTCAAGTCAATGTTGTTACTGTTGTCTACGATTTCGGCTGACAAGCTGACAGGGCTAGAAGTTTGTGTTAAGTCAATGTTTGCGTGAATATAGTTGACAGAATTAGCCTTTAAGGCTACTATTTCATTTAATAATTCAAAATATCTACCTCCAGCAATAATTGAAGTATTAGGGTACATTACATTAAGACTTGTATTTAATGGTTCTACCCAGTCTTTGCGTCTGATTGTTTTATAGTCCATTCCAGTCAACATCATATATAACTTTGCGTCGTTATTAGATCCTACTGGAAAGTCTGTTCCGTTTGGACTGAAAAATGTGAAATTGTTAATTGTCATTTTTAACCTTTCTTGAAATTATCTTTGCTTTGTCTAAAACTGGGTTATCAGTAATTGATAGCTCTAACAATCTGAATTTTCTGCCGCCATAAGGATAACCACCAATTGATACAAATTGTCCGACTTCATACAAGAGCATTGTTTCAATTCTAAGCGAGTTTTTACTATTATAATACACTTTACCAGCCAATAGTTCTAAGTGGTCTTTACGAAGCTCTCTGTACCCTTTAAAGCTATCTATTCTATATTTGTCACCATAAGTAGCTACATATTCATATAACATTTGATTTATCCCCACTTTCTACAAAAATAAGTCTATCATTAAACTCCGTTTTAACTCTGTCTGCTATATATCCTGAATATAGTTTTCCTTCGTACCAAATGTCTACTAAGTCATTAACATACAAAGGTAAGAGCTCATTTTGATTAAAGATTAATCTTGTGACGATCGTGGAGGGAGAAATTTCAGCTTTAATAGTAGACATCGAAGGAGGGTTTCCATGGTCATCTCTATCATAAAACAATGTTTTAGCTGTCCTTACTTCTGGCAAGTCTGTTCCGTCTCCGCCATAAGTGCTATAATCAATGATATCTCCATTATTTTTGGCTGTATACATTTTAGGAGGGTCTGCGTAGTCATCTGCATTTGAACTTTTAACGAACACGACAGCAAAATTATAAGCTGAACGTTCTACTATTGTTTCAGTGTCCATTGTCACGCTTTGCTTAACATCTACTCTTGTCGTGATTCTATTTCTATTCCAGCTCCTAGAAGCGAAGTTAATGAATAACAAGTTTCTAGGGTCTGTTTCAGATGAAGCATGTTGAATGGTTGTAGTTGGTTGAAATTGAACCTTGGAAAATATCCTTTTTGCTACGTCAGTAGCTGATGAAGTTTTTGCTTTTCGGTTAATTGTAGCCTTCCCAGCAAAGATACTTGAATTAAAGAAATAACCATAACTCATTAAGTTATTTTTATTAGGATCAATTAAATAATTAACGATAGCAACGTTTGTCGTTTTAGTTATTGCGTTTGGAACATCTAGGCTTTCAATCATTGCCCAAAAATAGTTCTTTAACGTGGCTTTGTTGCTTTCATCTACACTTGTAACGAGATAAACCATATCTAAATTTAAGTTTCTTTTTTTACCTAGAGCTTCCTCAATTGGAACAACTTCAGGAAAAAGAATTTGAACAATATCGCCAACTTCTACCGAAACTGTCAATGTAGCCGATGAAGTATAAAGATAACCAGTTTCCCACAATTCATAATTAATTACTTGACATCTTGCTTTTGGTGTCGGAAGTCCTCTTTTTTCTTTTTTACCATTAGGCAGGCTAAAATCAGATATATTATAGTAGTTCGGATTAAAGTTGTCATAAACGTTAGCTTCTAGCATTAAATGAAGTCCGCCTTTCTCTTGACTTTAAACTCTGCTTTAGTTAAATTGACTAACTCCATTTGTCCCTCTTTTATTATACGTGTTCTATACCGCTCAAAATCAAGTAAAGAAAATAGATTTAATGGAACTGTTCCTAGCCACCCTTGATAAATTTCATCATTTACGTCTGTATTAATCAAAATGTAACTTTGTGGTTCTGCTGTCTTAAATACAATTGCTGTATATTCATTTCCAATAGTGTCTAAAAATCTAACGCCAGTTGGCACTCCAGGGAGGTCTTGATGTAACATTCCTACAAAACTAAATATTTCGTCTTTTATTTCCCAGCGACTTAATCTTTCTATGTTTGATTCTCCATAATAAGTGTAAGAAGTACCTTGAACATATTTATAATTTCCTGGTGCTGTTCCTCCATAAATTTTAGACTTACCAGAAAGAACTTTACCATTTTGAATTTTGTCAAAAGTTAAATTTTCGTAAGTGTACCACTTTGTTATTATATCGAACGTTATCTTTTCGCTAAAAGTTCCGTTCTTCCCATAACCCTCTGTCTTTGTGACATCTGCTAAAGCTAAATCAGCATACACCTGAAAAATTTCTGTTTGATATTCAAGTGTAACGAATTTTTTGTTAAGAATATCGTTTACGAAGTCTTTCATTAATTGATAATTTTCTTCCAAACTTTCGCCAAACGTTTCTAGTTTGAACTCTATTTGTGGCTGGGTAATTGAGCGTGTTCCCATTACTCCAATACCATTACTTTGCCAAATATTATTAGTTGATTGTAAGCCTAAATTAGAGGGCTGGTAAAATCTAACTTTTCCGTTTGTAACGTCCCAAATTTTATCATCTGTTCCGTCTAAGTTGGTATGTATTTTATACTGTCTTACCATTAAGCCCTCCCTAGGTCAAATTCTCGTCTGATTGCTCGTGCTAAGTTAGAAACATCTTGTCCAGCACCACCTTGCACATTAAATGTATTATACGTTCTATTGTCGCTTGAAACGCTATTTGTGCTTAAACCGTAACCGCTAGAAGATAAATTGACATCTGTTAAGCCTACTACCATTGAACCTTTGAATAGTCCTCCAAGTTTACCAGCAATACCATTAATTGCTCCTGATATATTGTTAATTGTATCTGTGACACCACCTATAACGCTGTCTATTATGTTCTTGATTCCTCCAAATATTCCACTAAAGAAATCACCAAGACCATTAAATACTCCTGTTATTGCATTATAAGCATTAGAAGCGAACCCACCAAAAGCGCTGAACACTCCACTAACTGCATTTCTAGCACCATTGAACACTCCACTAAAGAAGCTACCGACTCCGCTAAATACACCTGAAATTGCCCCCCATGCGTTAGAAGCAAAGCCACCGAGAGCGCTGAACACTCCACTAACAACGCCACGAACAGAATTAAATATGCCACTAAAGAAGCCTGAAACTGCACTCCATATTGACTTAACTACTCCCCAAGCAATAGAAGCAAGTCTACCGATTGCGCTGAATGCTGATGATACAACTCCTTTTACAGCGTTGAATATGCCACTAAAGAATCCTGAAACCGCACTCCATACTGACCTAACTAAGTTCCAAGTTGAAACAGCAAAGCTACCAATAGCACTAAATACTGATGATACGATACCTCTTACAGCGTTAAATATTACACCAAAGAAACCTGATAGGCCTTGCCATGCGTTAAGAACTAATTTATAAGCACCACGAATTACAGCCAAGATAAGTTGAAAAGCTAAGTTAATTATTGAACCAATTAGGTTAAATATAGATTGATAAAAACTAATCAAAGGCTGGAAAGTTGTAACAAACCAGTTATAAGCGCCAGTCACTAAAGAAGAAATAGTTGTAAATACAGTTGTAACTATATTCACTATTCCATTCCATAGCCCTGTGAAGAACCCTGTAACTCCAGCCCATGCTGTTTGAATTCCAGTAACAACAGTTGTCCATAAGGTAGTAAAGAATGTTATTATTCCGTTCCAAATATTTTGGATACCTTGTACAATTCCGCTGAACCAATCAACTAAACCTTGCCATATACCTTTTGCTCCGTCAACTGCTCCATTCCATATATCAGAGAACCATTGACCAATACCGCTAAAGAACGAAACTATACCTTGCCATGCGCTCTTTAAGAAGTCTACGAAACTAGCCCAAGCCTTTTTACCTGTTTCGGTTTGAGTGAAGAAATAAACTAAACCAGCAACAATAGCTGCGATAGCTATACCAAGAGCCACGAATGGATTTATAGCCATTACAGCATTGAAAGCGCCTTGTATAATTGTACCAGCTTCAACAATCTTATTATATAACTCGAAAGCCTTAACGATTCCATTAATAACTTTCAAAGCAACGAATGCACTAGCAAGAACTACTAAAGTTCCTTTTAAAGTATCCATTGCGCTTTTACTTTCACTAATTTTTTTCAGAAAATCAGCTATTTTTTTAGTAACTTCCGAAAATTTACCAGCAAATATAGCTATACTCTTTGCTACGTTATCTATACTTGTTGCGTTTTTCGCTGTTTCTGTATTTATTCCAAGAAATGAATTTATGACGTTTCCTATAATAGAAACTATGGAATCAAATGCGCTTTTTATGTTATCCCAAGCCTCTAAAAACGCTAAAGTAGTTCCGTTTTCTTGCATTTTTTGAAATAAGTCTTGGAAATACTTAACTACATTTGTTACAGCTTTACCAGCACTTTCGCCCCAGTCAGACATCTGGTCTATTAAGCCACTAATGATAGGTGTTAAAGCGTTCAAAGTAGGCACTAAAGCAATTGACATTGTTTCATTGAAGCTATCCCACGCGTCCCCAATAGTTTTGACTCCACCGCCCGAACCGTTAGCCATTTTTTCCATAGCCTTGTCGAGCATACCCACCGAAACAGCGCCTTCTGAAACAGCGTCATTAAAAGAACCGTATTGCTGTAATGAGGGGTTCATTTTCATAATAGTGTCTTTTAAAGAAGAACCAAGTGCTGTGTTATTATCAGTTAATTGTCCAATATTTTCAGCAGTAACCTTGCCGGCTGCTGACATTTGACCGTAAGCCTGAACTACACCTTTTAATTGTTCGCCAGTACCACCAAATGCTTGGTTAGCTTTTACTAATGCTTCCGTTTTACCAACTGCTGATTTAGCAGTATCTCCTAAACCAATGAACGTTGTCGAAAGTTTTAAAGTATCTTCGGTATTTGCATTTGTATCTTTAGCAAGATTCTGCATAGATTTGCTTACATAGTCAAAGTCTTGTCCATTGCCTTTGAACTTCATTGTATTTTGCAATGAAATCATGGCTTTTTGAGTATCCATTGCGTCAGATACCCAGCCTTTTAAGCCATTACCGACAGCACTAACAGCACTTGAACCGATTTGCCTGAATACACCTACCGCAATCTCTCTAAGGCCACTAAATCGTGACTTCATGCCGTCAATTCCGCTATTAACGCCTTTAGTATCCATTTTAGCGTCAATATGCCAAGAACCTGAACTAATAGCGCCCTCGACTTGCTTTATTTCGCCCTCTAGCCTGTTAGCTTGTGTTTCCGCTGTGCCTAAGTCTCTAGTAAGCTGTAACCATTTCTTTTGACCTGCTGACGTACCTTTGTCAACATTAGAAAGTTCTTCTTTTAATTTTGTTGCTTTGTCACGTGACAAGCCCAACTGCGTTTGTAAGTTCTTTTGCAATTGCGCCATTTTATCGGTATTTGTTGGGTCAAGTTTTAGAGCGTCTCTTAAGTTTTTAGCTTCTCCTCTAAGACCTGACATTGCGGTATTAACGCCTTTAAGTGAGTTCTCGAATTTCGTTGTATTACCGTATATCTCGACCTCAAATGTTGCATTACTTGCCATTACATACCCTTTCTTTTACGCCTTTTCTCTTTTTCTTTTTCCTCTTTCTTCTTCTCTGCAATAAGTTCGATTAATTTATAAACAAGTTCTAATTCCATTTCCATGAACTGTGTTATATCAATTTCGTTATTGCCTAAAACAGTCAAAAGTTCTAAAGTTTTATTTTCCTTTACAGTATCTTTCTTTTTCTTAATCAATGAACTAGAAGAAAAGAAGACCATATCGTCTTCCGTTTCCTCTTTTTCTTTAATAAAAACAGTTTTACAGAAGATATTGATTAACTCGTTAGTTGTAGGAAGCTCTGTTTTGTCGTCTAAGGCATTTTGTAGCCCTCCGTTACAATCTACCCAAAGTATCAATAACTTGTCTGTAAAGCTCTCCATTTGCTCTGTAAAGTCATCAGGAATATATCCAGCGACAAAAGATTTTTGTAGGTCTGCAAAGTCTTTTAAATCTGTAATAAAGTCTGAACCAGTTAGCTCTAAGTATCTAATTGCATGTTTTAAAATCATTTACAGTCCTTTCAGCTCATTAAATTTCTTTCTGCCACAGTTCTACAAGTTCTTTAAGCCCTTTACCGTCAGTATCGAACTCAAAGCTAGAACGGAAGTCAGAGAAGTCACTTTTAGCTTTTACAATGTTATCTTGAAAAAGAGCTAAGTATAACCCATATTGAACGAACTCCATTACATCAGTAATTTCTCCGTCCTCTTTCTTAAGCTCTGTGTCCATTGCCTTTTGTTGTTGGAAAAGGTCCTTTCCTGTAATCATTTTAAATTTACGTGCTGTACTTAATTGTTTTGCCATTTTGTTTTATATTCCTTTACTTAATTAATTTTTCCAGTTACTGGTCTTGTTATCTTATGAATGGTCAGTTACTGAAGCTCCTGCGGTAACATCTTCATAACCGTCAGCGGAGAACGTTACGATATGGACACCGGGCGCAAGGTGTCCATTTGTTTCTACTTTTCCATGTGCGTCCTTAATCACTGATGTTACTTTTATAGTTCCACCCTTAGAATCTTTCAAAGTGTCAGGCACTACGATTGTTCCGTCATTATTACCCTTTGTAGCAGTAGTTACATTAGGAATAACAGGAGCTACAAGTGTAATTGCACCAGCTAGAACTGTATCAGGTTGCATAATGAACAGTCCGCTTTCCATTTTCTTAGCAAAGTCTTTAGCTTGGTCTCCCCAAATTTCATATTCAATAGCAGGAACTTTTTTATCTCCATTCAAATAAATATCTGAATCAGTCGCTTGTACTGCCAAAGTCCATTGGATAGGGTCTACACCGTCTACTGAATCTGTTTCTGATTCTTTTGTTGCTTCTGCTGTTGGTCTCAAATTTGGATAAACGACTACACGGTAACCGTCAATAAACTCTCCTGTAACTTTATCACGTTTGCGCCCTTTAATAAGATACTGAACGCATTTCGTTTTCCAATTACCAGTAGGAGACCAACCCAAGCCATTCGCTGTTCTTTGTTGACCTAAAATATCTTCTTTAAGTGCTTGGTCTGTTTGAATAAATACCATTTCGCCTTGAAGCAAGGTAGCGCCTTTTTTAACTCCATGGTCTGGTACATCATCAGCAGGATAACTGTTCGTTTCCGCTTGGTCTTCCATTGATCCAACTGATACTAAACCAGTTACAATTTTATGGTTAGTGAACTCTGGTTTTCCGCTACTTCCCTTAGCCATATCAGCTACGATTAGAGCTTCATTACCAAAAAAAATCTCACGTGAATTATAATCTAATTTCATTTTTTCTCTTTTCTATAATTTCATTGAATTGGCATAATTAGCGCCTTTTTCAATGTTGTCTTGACTTCTTGCATACCCTTTTTTTCTGACCAATTTGTCATATTCCAATCGTTTTGTAAAACATCTCCGACTAGTCCTACAAGTTCATCGTCAACCAACTTAATGTATCATGTGGCCATATCATTTATTCACCCCTAAATAAAATAATTTCTACCTAAAGTGCTAATAATATAATCTGATAATTTAGTACCAGCTTTTATGCTACCTGCAACGTCAGGGTGAAGACCATCTGTTGTTGAAATATCCCACCCATTAGTGTCAACCATGTAGACACCTTTTTTATTATTAGTTATATCTGTTATTTCACTTTTTCTAGCACCGTTAAATGGCACCATAATAAATAATGGTGTACCGCTATATTTAATCAATAATCTATTAATAACGGCTGTATATTGTGATTTAAATACGTCAGTAGCCGCGTCGATATCATTTGTTCCCATATTAACGACAATAACATCAGGTTCATAATAAGGCGCTAATTTATTTTTAGTCATATTATCAATAAAGTTAATCAATGAAGGAACACCGCCGTTGCCGCTCTTAGTAACACCAGCGCCGCCAAAGCCAACACGATAAGAGATAGCATTTAAATTAGTGCTTGCAATATATGGGAATGCGCCTGTCGCGCTATTACCATCAGAATTAGCGTTCATGTTTAGGACCCGAATGCCTTCTGTTATACTATCACCGAAGAACATAATTTTTTTATTTTTCGGTAATACTCCAGTAACAGTGCCTGTACTGTCAACTGTAATATCTTTAAACGCGAACCCCTTCTCACCAATCCATTTATCTTCTGATTCGGTTACACCATCAACAACAACTCTGATAATGTGTTCGTCTAATGACACTGTGGGAAGTGTTGGTGACGTAACTAATTGTCGTGTCATGTCAGCACCATCAATTGAATAAGCAAAGTAAGGCGTTTCATAAGCGGTATTAACAATAAAGTTGACGTTAATAGAAGTTGTATTTTTTACTTTAAAATATAACTCCGAACCTTGATTGATTGTTGATTTAACATTCGTGCCACTAATTGTTGAATCGAACCACCGGCCAACAAAACCAACTGGTTCAGTTATTTGTGTGTATCTAGGAAGCAAGAAATTTGTTAAAGATGTTAAAGATAATAATGAATTACATTTTTCAATACGGTTTAATAAGTCATCATGAATTATTTCTAATTGACCTTTATATTCAGCATAGACACCCAAATCAATGGCCATGTCCGTGTGATCAACTGTTTCAAAAGTGTCTCCAACATTACCAACGTTAGAGCCATAAGCAATTTGATAAAATCCTGGCCTGCTGTTCGGCTTAAAGTTGATAACACCAACCGTAGCAAGATATTCAGTCCCGTCTCCTGATACAGTATAATCCATATCAACGGTGTTATGTCCTGCTGTTAAATTGATATTTTTTTTGGATAATATTGTAAAAGTTAAACCGTTTTTTTTGACGATTAAAATTGAACCTGCTTGATCTTTATTTGAACTAACATGAGCAATGATACTACCAGATGATAAAGGCTTATTAATAACATATAATGAGTTTTCACTAGGTGATGTATACAAAGAAAAATCTTTTTGACCATCTTTGAACTTATTAATAGGAATTTTTTCATCTAATATCTTTATTTTTTCATAAATTTCTGATTTATCTGCTTTTGTTGAAATCGCAACACCTTGTTTATCAACAGTAGCTCGTAAGTTGTTCAAGTCTGTTTGTTCAGCTTTTGTTGAAATCGCAACACCTTGTTTATCAACAGTAGCTCGTAAGTTGTCTAAATCCGCTTGATTGGCTTTAAGCTCAATATTGCTCTTGTTTGATTCAGTTTGAGCATGTAAGTCATTCAACTCACTACGCATTACTTGTGGCATATTTTCCAATAATAATTTAGTGAAATCATCAATCTTATTATTTACTTCTTGAGCTAAGTCTGTAACTGTAGAATTATCTGATATAAATGTAAGGTTCTTACTGACGATAACCTGCTCTTTATCTTCATTGAGAAGTATTAAGTTCGCTTCAATAACTCCGGCTTTTGTCATTTCAGTAGGAATTACCAAAATAAACTCTCCTTTAGTTAAGTTTTCAGGAGGAATCATAACAAAGCCTGAATTACTGCTATTAGTATATTGATATGTAAGTTTTAATGAATGACCCGTCAAATCAATTTCGCCTCCATTATCAATTATTTTAACTGACAATGTTCTAGCGTTGACGTCGCCTTGCATTATTTGAATTGGTTGTGGGAAGTCTTTATTGACCGTATCCCATACAATCGCTCTATTTCTAAAATTATCTAAACTCATTAAAAAATACCATTATTGTTAATTTCAATCAAATGTAATTAAACCACTTTCTACTTTTATAATTTCATTGAATTAGCATAATTAGCGCCTTTTTTCAATGTTGTTTTGACGTCTTGCATACCTTTTTTTTCAACTAAGAAATACATGCCATGATAACCGCTGGTATAACTAGCCCTAGTACCTGCATTAACTACTACTTTATCGCCTTTTTTAACTTGCTTTAAGTTACTTGACAATTGACCAGTATTTTGGTATCTAGCATAAGTATAGGTGTGACCATGACTTCTGATTAATCTAGTTCTTCGGCTTGCGCTATTTGCTTTTGCCTTAAACTCTGCTTCAAACCAATCGCCCATGCGTTCTGTTACTTTAGTTTGCATTTCTTTAGCTATGCTTGATGTATTAAGCAAATTTACTGCCATGCTTGACCACCTGCACCACAAGGCAAATAAACAGTACCAGTATAATTGTACAAATGGCTATTCTCTGACCAGTTCGTCATATTCCAACCGTTTTGTAAAACATTTCCGACAAGTCCGACAAGTTCATCGTCAACATCTTTAACAGATAAAACAACTTGATAATAGTAACCCATGACAAAGCTCGTATTATCCATTTTAAGCACCTTTGAATCACTAAGCGATAAATATACCGTCTTGTCTTCTATCGTGTCCTTAACGCCTAAAATAACGTCATTTAGAGGCATTGTAAGCAAATTGTTGTACCAATCTATATAAGAATCAAATTCCATTACTTACGACCCCCTCTAAAATCATCTTGTTATTCTTAGGGTCTCTTTCCCATGTTGTACGCTTGAAAGTTTCGCCCTTTTCGTCTAAGAAATAGTTGAAAATCAAGTCTTCCATTTCTCCGATTCCGTTAAGCTCATATCTTACGTTTTTACCTAGTCCAATCATAGAAAACTCATCAAGTCTTGACTGATTAATTCTCTGTTTAATTGCCGGTAAAGTGATAGGCTTTATAATATTATCTTCTGCACCGTTCTTCTTCTTAACAGTCGTTTCTACCTGTAATGTAACTTGTGAGAATATCATTAAATACCTCCATAATACATTAACTCTTGCAAAGAAGACAGACGTTTCATTTCAGCATTTCGCCATTGCTCTGCTGGTTCATCAACAATATTAAGCCGACAATAACAAGAGATAAATTCTTTCACTAATACACTTGTTTCGTCAGCTTTAATACCATTTTTTTCTAGCAATTTAATAGCTATAGAACGGAATAGGATAAGCTTACTATCATAAGCTGTTACTAAAATCGGAATACCACAATAGACCTTAATATAATCTATCATTTACTTCCTCCATTTTATTCTTATGCTACTGTAATTACTGCACCAGCGTTATAAGTTTCAACGTGTCCGCTTGTTAGTGTTTCAACCAAAATCATGTTGCTATTAGTTTTCCATTCAAATGCGTCAACTTTAGTAAGGTCTTGCATATCAATGTGATATTTTTGGTCTACCAATACAGTAGGTTTAACAGCCTTTGTACCTGTATAGACAATGATTTCATCAACTCCAACTTCTGAAGCAATTTCAGCGTCATCATTTTTAATACGAACGTGAGCATTTGCAGTAGCTTGGCGTAACTCATCTAACAATGCTTTACGGTCTTCTGCTTTAACAATCAAATAACGACGACCAGCAGTAGGACGAACAAAGTCAACCGCTTCTTCAATAGCGTCAGCAAATGGAGTTTTGCCAGCTGATTTAGCTTTTGTAGTAATCTTTTTGATTTTTTTGACGTCTGCTTCTTTGTCAATTGATTTAAAACCGTTTGTTCCGTCTCCCTCAACAAGAGCAATGTCAACGATTTTATTTACAATTGCTTGTGTAAGTTCTGCTACAATCAAGTTGTAAAGTTCAGAATATGACATTTGAAGTCGTTTGACACGTTCAGCAAGTGATTGCAATTTATAAACCATTACAGGTTCAAGAGTATCAATAGTGAGTGTGGCTGCCTGCTCTGTTTTTGTTTGTCCGTCTTTGTGGACTTGGGCTTCATTATCTGAATCAAATGAGCGTGATACAAGCAAAGCACCAACATTTGTAACATGGAATACTTTGAATACTGGGTTAGTATTTAGCAAGGCTGTGTTGATTGATTCAACCAATTTACGTGGAAGCTCAAAAGTTTTATCTGTAACAGTTACACCATTTTCAGCAAGTTTTGCATTCCAAGCGTTTTTAATTTCTGATTTACCAGAGTTCTTTTTCAATACATCAAAAAATTCTGTTACAGCGTTTTGTGATTCAATAAAGTTTGTCATTTTATCTTTTCCTTTTGGTTTTTCTTCCTGTGCGTTAAGTTCGTTCTCAATTTTGATAATTTCAATCGAATTTTCTGAAAGTGTTTTTTCTAATTCTTGTACTTTTGGCAAGTCTTCAATTGCATTTTTTACTTCAAAACCACTAATTTGAGATTTTAAAGATACGTTATTTTCTTTAAGCTCTGCCAAGCGGTTCTGTTTTTCAATTAAATCAGGTTTATTCATATTTCTTTTTGATATCCTCAATTTCTTTCAAAGCGTTACGGCTTTCAATAATTTTATTGCGTTCTTCTGTGAGTTCTTCGCCTAAGGCATTTTGAATAAATTTTGCGTTAGGGTCTGCTGGTACTGAAACAAGAGAAATTTCTTTAAATTGTGCTTTATTTACAACTAGAGCGTCATTATCATCAAAAGTATAATCTGTAATATAATAGGCAATTGATAGTGAATCAAACGCGCCATTTTCCACAGCCTTATTAATGTTTGGTGCATTGTCATAAAGTGTAAAGTCAGTCAGGTATTTATTAGTAGCTAAATCATAGTAAACCTTTGCGTCCCCGATGACTTCGCTAGAGCCAGATCCATGTTCATATAGCAATGGATATCGTTCTCTAGCAAACTCAATGCAGTTAGGTGTCAAGATAATACCGTTACGATTCTCTACACCAACTTCTGAACCAATGCCTTGGAACGACTTAGAACCGTCCTCGTTTTCAGTTACTTTAATTTCAGCACTATTGGTTATTAGTTTCATCTGTGCTTGTTACGTCCTTTCTACTGCCTTGTAAATCACTTAGATTTTTAACAGCAACTGCATTAAGGTTAGCTATGTAAATATCTCCACCCTCGATTGGTTGCTCGCCCATTTTAACAAGAAGTTGATTCTGTGTAAAAATAGGACCATTAATATTTTCATGGTACAAGTCAATTAATTCTTTCAAAGTTGCAAACTTGAATAGCTGGTTATCTACGATTATGCGTTCATAATATAAATTACCCTTAACTACTCGTCTGCGGTTTGTTGAAATCAGTTTATAAGTCAGTTCCTTTTCAAGTTGAATCAGTAAAGGAATGATAGTAGAGTTATAAAAATAAATTTGTTGTTCTTGCGTAGCAGTACCAAGCAAAATATTTTCATTCATAAAGTAACCTGTTAAAAGTTCTGATTTAATAAGTTCAATTTCATCTTTATTTAAAACAGAGTAATCTTTTTTAAGTTCTACAATTTCTGTCTTGTTATCAACTGGTGTCAAACCGTTGTAACTAGAACCTTCTTGCATGTTCTTTATTGTTGCTAGTGCTTTTTCTCGATACTCCTGTGTATTATCAATATCAAGAAAAGCATTAATTTTCAATAAACCACGCAATTTACCTTGTTCCAGCTTAGTTTGAATACTAGCTAGAGCATTATCTAAAATACTTGTGTCTTCATTGATATAAAAAGGACTGACAAGCCTTACTAATTCTTCAGGTTTATATTCTTTTTTGTCATTAGCAAACAGTAAGTCTAATAGATCGCCCGTTTCACTGTCAAATATAGGGTACAGGTCAACATAGCGCGTGCATAGCAACTTTTTAATTACTTTCTGCCAAAACTCCATGCTATTATGTTCGCCCTTAGAGCTCCAATTGAGGACTTCATCTAAATCAGACCCTGCCATACTAATCAAAGTGTCAGAACCGACATCAGACTTTTTATATTTAACATGATTAAATTCTACTTTTGTTATTTCGTTAGCTATTTTATTGTGAATATTAGTTACAAAGGCACTTGTATATTCTACCGCTTCATTTTGCCATGCTGTAACTCTTTGAGTATCATTATTTAGCTTTCCACGTGAAAATGATACCACTTTTCCGAATAAGTTCAATTTTTCCCCTTTCTACCATAAACTTACGCCTTTGCCACGTTTATACTCGCCTGTTTTCTTGTTATGGCAAGACTTACAAAGGAGTTGTAGGTTATCAGGGTTCAGCGCTATTTTCCAATCATCAAGATTTTCCCAAGTTAGTTCTACAATATGGTCTACCTCGTATTTTTTAGCACCGAATGCACCACATCTTACGCAAGTCATCTTATCACGTTGCCTCACATAATCACGGACCGACAACCATTCTTTTTTATTGTACCAACCACTTTCTCGGACTGTGTCAACATTATACTTCATCTGACACCGCCATTTCTAAAGCCATTGTCAAAGCAACAGTAGGGTCAATTTTATCTTTTTCAAGTTTTTTGGTATACATATAGTCCCCACTTTGTCCGATTTTAACAGCAGTATTATTTAAAGCCCACTGCATAACTTTTTGATTATGGATAAGTTTATTTTCTACTAACTTAGATTTTAATAACTTAATATAGTCATTCATTGAGAAACCTTGCCGAATTGCTCTTTGGTTATCTCCGTCTTTGTCAAAGAAGTAACGCTCAATCAAACCTTTTAAAATTTCATAGCGTGCTGGGTCATAACCGATTTTTCTAAGTCTGCACCCTGTCTTACTTCTAAAGTCGTTGATATACGGTATTAAGTCATTTACATTAATATATTCCGTATCAAGTAAGATTAATTCGCCTCTGTCAACAAATTCAGTCCATAGTTCTTGCTGTTCTGTATCTAGTTGCTCATATTGCGACCGTACAGAGAAAGTAAGTGTATGACTATAAGTTTTACCCTCTAACTCACAAACGAACGATACGGCGGTTAAATCGCCAATTAAGGATAGGTCAATTCCTACATAAGTTCTATTTTTATTAAATACAGATAAATTAAAGTCTGTTAGTTTAGTATCCTGCGGAGTGAAGTAGTAAGCTGTATCTTGCATAGGCAAGCCCATATTAAACGCTAAAAACTTATTTTGTAACGCTGGGTCTCCTTGCGCAAGTTCGTACTCCTCAATAACTCCTGACCACTTAGGAACATGACCGATAAGAGGCAGTGCCATAGTCCAATTCTTCTTATCTTTGACCTGCTCATGATTTTCTAGCATATAAAGCAAGCCGAACGACCTATCATTGTAAAATTCTTCTTCTGATTTGAAGCGTTCAACAAGTTTATCATATAAACCGTCTCGTTTAAGTCCGCCAGAAGTGATATAAATACTTTGCCAGTTATCTTGTTTTTGTCGTGAACCTTTATTGACTGACTCTGTTATATCTTCGCCATAGGTATGGACTTCATCAAATATATTAAGTGAACTGTTACCACCTTGCGCTCTCAAAGTATCATTTGTTTGTTTTTTGAAAGTGGTTTTAAAGGAAGTAAACTCTAGCCCTTGTTTTGTACTTTTGAAAATCTTGTTTTCATTGTACACTCTCAATGTATCGCTTGCTTCCGTTTGATTCCGAACTTGGTCAAATACGTGTCTAGCCTGTGTATTATCATATGCAATAACTAAGCTCTCTCCGCCATATTGTCCGCCTAAAATCATCCAGTTAAGCACTCTTGTAGCCATTAAACTAGACTTACCTGAACCACGACCTAGATTAAGGAAAATTTCATTAACTAGATTGACCTGAATGCCTTTTTCATCAACCATATCATAACCAAGCATTAACTCGTACCACCATTTTTGAACAGGATGTAGCTTGATTTTCATTAGATTACCAGTTGTTAAATAAAAGTTGTCTTCTATCCATTCAATAGCTTGTGTCACACGGTCATAACGATAAATATACTTGCCATGAATGCGTATTTGCTTCTGAATAGTCTTACGAATGTATTTATTAATAATAATGCCGTTTTCTTTGTTGTAATCCAACATTTTATTTAAATAATACATTCATTCCCTTTCTATTCAAATAATGATTGCAAATATTCATCTGAATACGGACACCAATCTTCGTTATCAGTCATTTCTTTTTTAAGTTGATTCCAGTTTGAAAACTTACCAATAATTAAATCAAAGCGTCCACACTCATTACAAGTAAAATCAGCTTGTTCTAATTCTTCTTCTGGAGTATCTCCTGACATCAGGTGAAGCCATTCGTCCAAATGGTCTTTAATTACCCAGTATTGTTTCATTCAAATCCCTCCGGAGTTTCAATTTTTGGTGTTTCGTACTTACTTAGTTTATAGTCGTCAAGTTCTTCAATTTTTGCTTTAAGGTCATGTGCGCTTGATTCTTCTTGTTGTAATCTCCGCCATTCAGTAGGGTTATAAAGTTCAGGGTTTCCAGCCTTAGCAACCATCATTGCTACCAAACTATCTTTATCAAGTTCTTTTTCTTTAACCTTTACTTTTTCAATGTTTCCGTCAGCGTCATAGATCGTTTCTGTTTCCTTTAGCGTTCTTACCGTCAGTTTGCTCGCTAAGGCACTCTCAGCTAGTTCTAATAGATTTCCCCTAGCAATGCTTTTAGCTTCGTCATACGCATTTATATTGTCATCTCGCCACTTTCTAAAAGTTTTAGCCGAACAATGCAAACTGGTGTAGATTTCTCTGTCATTACAGCCTGATTCAATTTTATCAATGATTTGACTAAATAGCGGTTCTTCATACATCTTAGGTAAAATTGTGGGTCTGCCACCGTTTTGTGTTTGCATATTGTCCTTTCTTTTAAATGTGGTTATATCGTTTAAAGCCTATATTCTCGTTTCTAAGAACAGCAACAACTTATGCTTATAAGTTTACCAACTTAGGTAACTCTGCTCTCACAAGCCAAAATATGAGCATATAGCCCTATAATTTCCTTTTGATTTGAGATTATTAAGATTCAGCAAGATTAAAATAGATTAATTTAGATTGAACCAGCTAAAACTTTTCTTTTTGATTTTTTGGGAGATTTTTAAAGAGG